GCATTTCCAGAGTTCAACAGACGTATTCATGTCATTAAGCAAGAGAAAATCCCAAGTAATTGGGTTAGATTCAGGGCATGTGACTATGGATATGGCTCCTATTCAGCAGTATTGTGGTTTGCAGTATCTCCTTCGGAACAATTGATTGTATATCGTGAATTATACGTAAGTAAAGTACTCGCTAAAGACCTAGCCCATATGGTATTAGAACGTGAACAGGCTGATGGACAGATCCGTTATGGTGTTCTTGATTCTTCCTGTTGGCATCGTAGGGGCGATACTGGTCCTTCACTTGCTGAGCAAATGATTGGTGAGGGTTGTAGATGGAGGCCTGCAGATCGTAGTGCAGGATCTCGTGTAGCAGGTAAAAATGAAATCCATAGAAGGCTACAGATAGACGATTTTACTGAAGAACCTCGTTTAGTTATTATGGATAACTGTACAAACCTTATATCTCAATTGCCCATATTGCCTTTAGATAAGAGTAATCCTGAAGATATTAATACAAAAGCTGAAGATCACTTGTACGATGCATTGAGATATGGAGTAATGAGTAGACCTCGCTTTTCTATATGGGATTATGATCCAGCTAATGCTCGATCTAGCAATATGCCCGTAGCATGTAAAACTTTTGGATATTGATAATGGAACAAGATCAAGCAAGCGAATACACAACTGATAGGCAACTTAGCCTTGATGACATACCCTCACAACAAGAAGAGGATAGGGTCGCTGGTCCTGCCATTGGCGTAGTCATGCGTAAGTTTCATGAAGCAGAAAATGCTAGGCGTATTGATGAAGAGCGTTGGCTAAGGGCATATAGAAACTACCGTGGTATTTACGGTCCAGATGTACAGTTCACTGAAACTGAAAAGAGTCGTGTATTTATTAAAGTCACTAAGACTAAAGTTTTAGCAGCTTACGGACAAATTATTGAGGTTTTATTTTCAAATAATACATTTCCCCTTAGTGTAGAACCTACAATACTCCCTGAGGGTGTTGTTGGTGATGTACACTTTGATCCTAAAGACACAAAGCAAAAGCCTTTACCTGAACCTTCTACAAGTTTATTTGGTTACGCAGGTGATGGATCTCCATTACCCCCGGGGTCTACCATTAATACTTTAATGAATAAGCTAGGTTCTTTAAAGTCTAAGCTTCAAGGTGTTACAGGTTTAAAGGAAGGTGTAGGACAGACACCTACTTCCATCACATTTAGTCCTGCCATGGTAGCAGCTAAGAAGATGGAAAAGAAAATTAAAGATCAGCTCGATGAAAGTAAAGCAACTAAACAATTAAGACATGCAGCATTTGAAATGTCCTTGTTTGGTACAGGCATTATGAAGGGTCCATTTGCTTTTGATAAAGAATATGCTAATTGGAAAGATGACGGTACTTATTCACCAGTTATTAAGACTAGACCCGATACGTCACATGTTAGTGTATGGAACTTTTATCCAGATCCAGATGCTAATAGCATGGAAGAGACTGCGTATTGCATAGAAAGACATAAACTAAGTCGTTCTCAACTACGTGAGTTAAAGAAACGTCCCTTCTTCCGTAAACAAGTTATAGATGATGTCATAACTCGTGGTGAGACTTATGTTAAAAAATACTGGGAAGATGATTTACGGGACTATCGCACTGATACTGGTATTGATCGTTTTGAAGTATTGGAGTTTTGGGGATCTATTGAGAGTAAATTGCTTGTGGATAACGGTGTCAAGATCCCAAGTGAGTTTGCTGGTGTAGAAGAGCTACAAGCAAATATTTGGATATGTAATGGCAGAATCATTCGTATGGTTCTTAATCCATTTAAACCTGCCAAGATACCCTATCATGTAGTTCCTTACGAGCTTAATCCATATTCAATGTTTGGTATTGGTGTAGCAGAGAATATGGAAGATTCCCAAATTCTTATGAATGGTTTCATGCGTATGGCAGTTGATAATGGGGTGCTATCTGGCAATTTAGTTTTTGAAGTTGATGAAACTAATTTAGTACCCGGACAAGATTTAAAGATATACCCAGGTAAAGTGTTTCGTAGACAAGGTGGAGCACCGGGACAAGCTATCTTTGGCACTAAGTTTCCCAATGTATCTAACGAAAATATGCAGATGTTTGATAAGGCACGAGTACTGGCAGACGAGGCTACAGGCATACCTTCATTCTCACACGGTCAAACGGGTGTAGCAGGTGTAGGACGCACTGCAAGTGGTATTAGTATGCTTATGAATGCAGCATCTGGAACTATTAAGACTGTTATTAAGAACGTAGATGATTATTTGTTACGTCCTTTAGGTGAGGCATTCTTTAACTTCAATATGCAGTTTGACTTTGATCCTGAGATTCGTGGGGATCTAGAAGTTAAAGCACGTGGTACTGAAAGTCTCATGGCAAATGAAGTACGCAGTCAACGTCTAATGCAGTTCTTGCAGATTGGTAGTTCACCTGCACTAATGCCCTTTACTAAGTTCCAGTATATTATTCGTGAGATTGCCAAGTCTATGGATCTTGATCCAGACAAGGTAACAAACAATATGGAAGAGGCAGCACTACAGGCTGCATTAATGGCAGCACAGCAACCTCAACAGGCTGCTGCAGTACCGCCTATGGGGGTTCCCGGTGTAGCAGATACAGCAGGCACAGGTGGTGGCAACATAGGTGTTGGTCAAGTACCAGTACCGGGAGAACAAGGATTTACAGGCAATGTCCAACCAATTAGACCTACCGCAGCACCTCAATAGACTTAAAGGTGCTTTTAATACACACATTGTATGGGATGCATTTACAAGTGTGCTAGAGATTAAGGCAAATGCATACTACAAGATTTTAGAGCAAGCTAAAGATCCTGTAGATATTCACAGAGCACAAGGCGCATTAGATGCTCTTATGAAAATGAAAAGGCTAAGAGATGAAATCAATGCCCAAGAGTAGAGCTAAGAAACAAATGAAGAAGCTATTTGAAGATGGTGGGCTTCTTCAAGAGGGAGGTACTGTAGACAAAGAAAGTGGTAATGAAGTACCTACAGGATCACTAAAGAAAGAAGTACGGGATGATATCCCTGCACAACTCAGTGAAGGGGAGTTTGTATTCCCTGCAGATGTTGTGCGTTTTATTGGCCTACAAAAACTCATGGAGCTACGTCAAGCAGCTAAAGAGGGTTTAGCTAAGATGGAAGCCATGGGACAAATGGGGAATGCAGATGAAGCAACTGAAGAAGATACTGGCGAATTTGAAACAGAGCTTGATGACATTCTGGATGAAATTGAAAGTGAAGGTGAAGACGAGGATAAAGAAGTAAAAAAGGGTAAAGGGGAACGGCTTAAATTAGCCGCAGGTGGTGCTGTTTCCCCTAAACCTGATCCTTTTGGTGTACCGTTTTCTGTAGAGAGATACAGTAAAGAGGGTGAGAAAGATGTATTTATGCCTACGTTTGGTGGGCAAGCACAAGCTACTATACCTGAAGGATTTCAAAAGAGTACAAAGGTACAAAGCTTTGGTGGTGTATTCCGTAAACCAGAGGAAGCACAGCAGACAGTTACAGCATCTTTAGGTTTACCAACATCTGCAACTAAGAAAGCTGCAACAACTACAGATCTTACTAAAACTGAAACAGTTATTCCTGATGCATATAAAGATTTAGATACAGATACAGATACAAATAAGTATCTTATGGATCTTGCAAAGAAAGACGAGGAAAAGTACGCATCAGAAAATGCAGCTAAAGGTAGAGCATGGGGTCCGGGTATGACACTGGATAACCCATTTAAAGATGTAAAAGATCTAGGTACTGTATCTGTACAAACAGGTGTAGATACTGATGGTATTCCTATTTATGAAGATCGACCTGCCTCTCTAACAGATTGGGTATTAAAACAAACAGATCCAGCTTCAGCGAAGATTGCAGAACTTGTATCCCACAAAACTACAGATATACAAAAACTTGAACAGAATGGTGACGTATATTATCAGATATCTGGAAAGACAGGTGGTGCAAATAGAGAAAGAATGACACAGGTATACAAAGCAATAGATGATAAACTTGTACCTGTAGGTAAAGCTACTTTTTATAAAGGTGCACACCCGGATGCAGCAAAGGTAAAGGGTATTGCACAAGTCGCTGGTATATTTGCTGCCCCATTTACTGCAGGTTTATCGACTAGTATAGGTTCTGCTATTATGGGGGCAGGTGCAGTTGGGGCACAGACTGTTGGTTCAGCAATACTAGGTGCTACATTTAATGGATTAACCGCTGCAGCTACTGGAGGTAATATTGGAAAGGCTATGTTAGGAGGTGCAGCAGCAGGTGCCCTTAATGCAAATGCCGGTGAAATTACTTCAGCAATCATAGGTGCAGAGAATTTAAATAGCATTGCTACTACACTTAATTTAAAACCCTCACAGGTGTCTAATATTTTTGTGGGCTCTATTGGTAGTGGCGTAACAACTGCCATACGTGGTGGCGATTTTGGTGATGTATTAAGTAGTTTTAAAGATTCTCTTATTTCTTCTGGCGTATCTGAAATAGCTGCATCCAATGTTATGAAATCTTTATCTGGAACTATGGATGCAGCTAACTTAAGAAAGATAGGCGTAGCAACTAAGATGCTTTCTAATGTGGCAATTAATGCTGCCATGAAAGGCTTAGATGTTAATACAGCTATTAAGTATTATGCACCTGTTGTAGTTACAAAAGCATTGACTGCCCCAGGTGGTGGATGATATAATAGATAGTTAGCTATAGAAGGGTGTAGCTTTCAAATAACAATAACCCTTCATTATGGGCCACCTGATGAGACAGCCCCCACTTTAAGAGGTAAATATGTCCGATCAACAACAAGAAGTGCAACAAGTAAAAGTAGCAGGTTTTATTAAACGCTCAGCAAATCACGAACGTATTAAAGAAGAAGAGGAAGAGCTGAAACAGTTGATGGAGAAACAACCCACAGAGGAAGCAACTCCAGATAATGAACCTGAACCAGACAGTGCAGAAGAACGTAGTTTTAAGAAACGATATGGCGATTTACGTAGACATTCACAAAAACAACAGTTAGATCTACAAAAGCAGATAGATGAATTAAAAACTCAACTAGAAGCAGCTACAAAGCAATCTATAAGCCTACCTAAATCAGAAGAAGAGCTAGACGCATGGGCTAATGAATATCCAGATGTAGCAAAGATTGTAGAAACTATTGCCATTAAGAAAGCACGTGAGCAGTCTAAAGAGTTTGAATCACGGCTACAAAAGATTAATGAAATGGCAGAAGAGACTGCTAAGCAGAAAGCTGAAGCAGAGCTTATGCGTTTACACCCTGACTTTGATCAGATTCGTGAACAGGATGAGTTTCATGACTGGGTTGAAAAGCAGCCTAAGTGGGTCCAGAGTGCGCTGTACGACAATGAGAATGATGCGATATCGGCAGCTAGGGCAATCGACTTATACAAAGCTGACAAGGGTATTACAGCTAAACAAACCAAGCAGTCAAGTAAAGCAGATTCAATTGCTGCAGCTCGCACTGTCAGGACTTCTAACAAGGCTCGTCCTGAGTTTGAGTCAGAAGACGGGGTATTTTACGAGTCTCAAGTAGAAAAAATGTCTTCACTTGAGTACGAAAAGAATCAAGAAGCTATTATTGCAGCTATTCGTGCAGGTAAATTTGTGTACGATAAAACTGGTTACGCAAGGTAGTGAGTACTTCACGCACGTTAGTAAGTACTTCACGCAAGGTAACTTGACAAATTCAAATTAGCTACATATAACAATAGCAATTAACGTAGATACTGCCGCTGTGTATTCAGTCAACCAGTATCTACGATAGTAGTAAGCGCAGACAATGAACTGACAGACTTACCTGACAAGACACTAGCCCAGTTATTTTACTGCACCTAGTTGAAGCAGCCTCTGTAGTAAGTGTTTAAGCGTATTTATATTCTTATTCATTTATCTTAGGAGGATAAATCATGGCTTTTCCTAAAGCTGCTGGTTACGGCAATCTGCCCAATGGCAATTTCAGCCCCGTAATCTATAGCAAGCAAGTACAACTTGCATTCCGTAAAGCTTCTACTGCAGAAGACATCACCAACAGCGACTACTTTGGTGAAATCGCTAACATGGGCGATTCAGTTAAGATCATCAAAGAGCCTGAAGTTTCGGTTCAGTCTTATGCTCGTGGTACACAAATCACTGCACAAGATCTTGATGACGAAGACTTCACCCTTGTCGTTGATCAGGCAAACTATTTTGCATTTAAGATTGATGACATCGAAGCAGCTCACAGCCACGTAAACTTCATGGCAATGGCATCTGATCGTGCAGCTTATCGCTTGCGTGACCAGTATGACCAAGACGTTCTTGGCTATCTCACTGGTTTCTATCAGTCCGCTAAACACGCTAACGCTGATACCGCACGTACTACTGCTCCCGGTACTAAAGCAGTTTCTACTGCAGGTTCGGATGAACTGCTTACCTCCATGAAGCTTCGTAAAGATAGCTTTGGTAACATCACTACTGCATCTGCAGGTGATCATTCGATTCCTCTAGCTGCTCGTCTTCCCGGCGCAACTGCACTTCCAACTGCAACTGCATCACCTTTGATGGTCATTGCACGTATGGGCCGTTTGTTGGATCAGCAGTTTGTTGATACATCTGGACGTTGGTTGGTTGTCGATCCTGTCTTTATCGAATTGCTTAAAGACGAAGATAGCCGTTTGCTTAACAGTGACTTTGGTGGATCTGGTCTTCAGAATGGTCTTGTTATTAACAACCTCCACGGTTTCCGTGTTTATGTTTCTAACAACCTTCCCAAGATTGGCACTGGCCCCGGTACTACGGGTACTGCTAACCAGAACAGCAACTACGGTGTCATTGTAGCTGGTCATGAAGCTGCCGTTGCTACTGCACAGCAAATTACCAAGACTGAAAACTATCGTGATCCTGACAGTTTTGCTGACATTGTACGTGGTATGCATCTGTACGGAAGAAAAATTTTGAGGCCCGAAGCAATTGTAACTGCTAAATATAACGCAGCTTAATTGGAGGAAATATAAATGGCTACCGTTGACGTATCCCCAGGAATCCAGGCAGGCACCCACCCCAGCCGTTCGATTCGCAATATGCCTTATGTGATTGAAGCCACGCTTAACTTTGCTACGGCTACTACCACTAAAGGCAGTGCTCTTGCAGCTACGGATGTTATCGAAGTTCTCGACATCCCTGCAGAGTCTGTGGTTCTTTCGGCAGGTTATGAAGTTACTGCTGCTATCACTGGTGATGTTACTGTCGATGTCGGTGTTACTGGCATTGATGCTGACAACTTCATTGATGGTGCTACGCTAGCTGCAGCTACTGCAGTTGGTACGTATGCACAGCAGGCTGCTGCATTCCAGCCTATCATTCTTGCATCAGCAGACACGCTTGACGTTCTGATTGCAACTTCTACTACGGCTATTTCTGCTGGATCTATCCGTGTGTGGGCAGTTGTATGTAGCGTTGCAGATCGTGTTGGTCCCGTTGATGTAGATCGTGACCAATTGGCTTAATAGCTAATGCACTTGGGGGCAGTGTCTTATAAGGCATTGCCCCATTCTTATGTTTGAAATCAATATATCTCCCGGATCTGTCAATGTCCATACTTCAAATGGACCCTTGCCCCCAGAAGAGTGGGCTAAGTTAGCCGCAGATAAAATTATATTTGTAGGACATCAAACTGAAGGTCCGATTAAAGAGCAGGCAATTGCGTATAAACGACATATTCAAAAAGTTGTTGAATACTATATTAAGCAAGCAGTTCTTTCTCATGAAAAACATCTTATTGCAAGGATAAAGTAATGGCAATTTCAACAGCAATGTGTACCTCCTTCAAGAAAGAGTTGCTTGAAGGTAAACACGATTTCAATGCTACCAGTGGTGATTCTTTTAAAATTGCCCTGTATACATCCAGTGCAACACTCGGTGCTTCTACTACAGATTACAGTTCCAGTAATGAAGTTTCAGGTACGGGATACACTGCAGGCGGTAGTGCTTTAACTAACATTGATCCCACGACAGGTGGTACTACGGCATTTGCTGACTTTGCAGATGTCACGTGGTCTACTTCTACAATCACTGCTAATGGTGCATTGATTTATAATACAACGACAGATGCAGGCAGTGGCACTACTAATGCGGTGTGTGTGCTTGCATTCGGTAGTGATAAAAGTTCTACTAACGGTGATTTTGTAATCCAGTTTCCTACTGCTGACGCATCTAACGCAATCATTCGTATCGCTTAATACGGAGTAGCTAGATGGCATCTTCTACACCTGTAGGTGCTATATACGGTATTGGAGTATATGGTACTGATTCGTACAATATTTACGGCATTGGCGTAACACCCGATGGTGTAGAAGCTACTGGCAGTATTGGCACTGTTAATGTCATACAGAATAGTACAACACAAGTAACGGGTGTCTCTGCCACAGGTTCTATAGGCACTGTTGACATATCGCTAAGTTCTACGTTACTTGTGTCTGGCGTAGAGGCAGCAACCACTGCAGGAACAGTTACTTTAAGTACTCAGCAAGTTCTGGAAGTAACTGGCGTAGAGGCAACAGGTACTGCAGGTACACCTTTAATTATTACTAATGTTATTGTCCCATTAACAAGTGTTGAAGGGACATTACAACTTGGATCAGAAGTTACAGTAGCAGGTCAATTTGATTATAGTCTTGTTGTTAATTTTTATGATAGGCGCAGGACTATACTTATACCCCGTAAAGTAGCAAGTACACGTGTTGCGAGGGCTGCATAATGGCATATCAATGGCCCAATAAAGATCCTGATGAAGTGTTAGATTATAGTATGGACTGGTCTAGGTTTCTTGGATCAGCAACTATAACAACAGCTACATGGTATGTAAATGATGCATCTAATGTAAAGACATTATTTACGTCTGGTTTAGTTGTTAATGGTTTGCAAAATATATCACAGACAATCACTAGCCAAGTTGCTACGATACATCTAGGATCAGGTACTGCAAATCAAGAGTACACTATTACATGTAGTATTTTAGATAGTACTGGAAGTGTTGCAGAGCGTGTTGTAAGACTTCGTATTAGGGAACAATAATGTCAGATTATAATTTCTTAGGATTGGTAAATGACGTTAATGTTCGATTTAATGAAGTTAAATTAACGTCTACTAATTTTTCTACGGCTGTAGGATTTTATGAAGATGTTAAGAATGCTATAAATTCATCTATTCAAGACATTAATCAAGAACACTTTGAATGGCCTTTTAATCATAGTAAAGATGAACTGATACTTACCGCTGGCACAACTAGGTATGCATACCCAACAGATGCTAAGACAATAGATATGGACTCTTTCCGTATCAAGAAAAATAGTACGCTAGGTAATGATACTGTTAAACTTCAGATCCTATCGTATGAAGAGTACTTAGAGAAATATTTGGATCAAGAGTATACAAGTGATACAAGTGTACGTGATACTCCCTCTCACGTATTTCGTGCTCCTAGTTTAGAATTTGGAGTAGTACCCTGCCCTGATAAAGCTTACACACTTGTCTACGAATACTACCGTAATACAGTAGACCTTATCAAGTATGACGATGTACCAGATATTCCTGAAATATTTAGGCATGTCATTCATGAAGGTGCTATGTATTATGCGTATCTATTTAGAAGTAATGAGCAATCTGCCGCACTAGCAAAACAGAAGTTTGATCGTGGTGTAAAGAATATGCGTATGATTACTATTAATAGATATGACTATGTAAGATCTACCATGATACCCCAGAATAATCGATATATCTCTACACTACGAGTGTCTTAATGGATCGTTGGAATACCTATGCTTTTGAATTTGCAGGTGGGTTAATATCTAATCTTCCACCACTGCAACAAGGCATTAAAGCTCCAGGCAGTGCTAGGGTATTAAGGAACTTTGAACCTTCTGTTGAGGGTGGATATCAGCGTATTTTAGGATTTAGTAAATACGATACTAATTTTGTACCTTCATATGCTGATGTTAAGGTACAAGGATCTGGGCAAACAGGTAGTACACTAAATGTAGCTAATTTGTATTACACTCCAGTTGCAGGTGAATCATTTACTATTGCAGGCGTAACAGGCACTTACACTATTGCAACAGGTGGTGTATCATATAATAGTACTAATAAAACTGCTACACTGACGTTAACTACAAGTTTAGCTAGTAGTCCTGCTGATTTAGCTACAATTACTTTTACATCAAATACAGGTCTTATTAATGGTCTGGCTGCATGGGAAGGTAAAGTTATTGCAGTGCGTAATAACAATGTGTACTATTCCACAGGCAGTAACTGGACTAAAGTTAACGTACCAAGCTATGGTACTGTACTTATCAATGGTGCAGGTCAAACAGGAAGCAGTTTAGTAGTCGATGGTTTAACTTATGCTCCCCAAGCAGGGGATACATTTACTGTTGCAGGCATTGAAAAAGTATATACGGTACTGTCTGATGCGACAGTATCTTCAGGCGGTGCTACATTAAGCATTGCCCCTTCACTGGCATCAAGTCCAGCAGACAATGCAGCTATTACATTTTTAACTGCTAGTCTTGCTACAGGTAACAGATGTAGATTCTCTAAATATCGTATTGCTACTGTAGAGAAAATAACATTTGTAGATGGTGTTAATCCACCTATGCGTTGGGACGGTACTACTTTTACTGTTGATAATAGTGCAGTATCAGATGTAGTAGGTGCAGAGCATGTAGTGTGGTTTAAGAACCAGATGTTTTATGCTAAGGGTGATAAGTTAGGGTTTACTGCTCCCTATACAGACAATGATTATACTGCAGCTAATGGTGCAGGTATTATTGCTGTAGGTAGTGCAATTACAGGCTTAATTGTTTTTCGTGAACAGCTTATCATATTCAGTCAACGTAAAATAAGTAGGCTTGTAGGTAATACCTTAGCTGACTTTGTATTGCAACCTATCACTGAAAATGTAGGCTGTATTGACACAGATACGATTCAAGAGGTCGGTGGTGACGTTATGTTCCTTGGTCCTGATGGATTAAGGTTACTAAGTGCTACAGATCGTATTGGAGACTTTGGATTGGCTGTAGTATCTAAAGTCATTCAGCAAGAGATGTCTAATGTAATTAATACTTCGACATCGTTTGCCAGTGTTGTTGTTAAAAAGAAATCTCAGTACCGTCTGTTTGGGTACAGCAACACACTAAGTAAAAACAATGCGCTAGGTGTCATAGGAACTCAGATACTTGGAGATCAGACCACTGCTATTGCTTGGTCAGAATTACGTGGATTTAAAGTCTATGTAGCTGATTCAAACTATAGAAATAAGATTGAGGTTATTGTTTTTTCTAATGACACGGGCTACGTGTATAGCATGGAAAGTGGTTACTCTTTAGATGGGGATCCTATCAATGCATTATTCTTTACGCCTTTTGTTCCTATTAATGATCCAAGTATAAGAAAAGCATTTTATAAATTACGATTGTATACAGATCCAGAAGGGAATGTTACAATGAATTGTAATTTAAAATTTGACTTTGATGAGGATGGTGTGATACAACCTAGTAGTATTATACTATCTAACACCGCTACACAAGTAGGTATCTATGGGTATCCTACAACGACATATGGCGTAGCTCGATACGGCACCCGATTAAAGAAAGTATTTGAAACACAGACCATTGGTGCAGGTTTTGTTGTATCACTACAGTTTGACTCTTCAAGTGCTGTAGATCCACCGTACTCACTGGATGCAGCTATTTTGGAATACGCAACATTTGATAGGCGATGAGGTAAACCATGGCAGGTTATACTAGAAATGACACAGGCAATAACATTGCAAACGGTAATGTTATCAATGCCTCGGACCTCGATGGTGAATTTGATGCCCTTGTAGCTGCTTTCCATGCTTCAACGGGACACGTGCACGATGGCACTGCAGCCAACGGTGCACCTATCACGAAGGTAGGACCAGCACAAGAGATCACTGTATCTGGTAGTGCAGTACTTCCTTCTGCTGATAACACTATCGATTTAGGTTCTTCTACCTATGAGTTTAAAGATTTATACATTGACGGTACAGCTAATATTGATAGTCTTGTAGCTGATACTGCAGATATCAATGGTGGCACTATCGATGGTGTTACTATCGGTACAAATAGTGTCGTTACTGATTTACGTGTAGATAACCTAAAGCTCGATGGTAATGTAGTTAGTAGTACCAATACTAACGGCAATATTGAAGTTACTCCTAATGGCACAGGTACAGTTATCATTAGTAAAGTAGCTATCAGTGCAGGTGCTATTGATGCTACAACGATTGGTACTACGACTGCTGCTGCAGGTACATTCACCACATTAACTTCTACAGGCAATACTACCATAGGCGATGCATCCGGTGATACGCTCACTGTTAATGCTACACCTACTATGGCTGTGTCACCCATTTTATCTGATTTAACTGCAAGTAAACCTGTATTCACTGATGCTAGTAAAAAGCTTACTTCATCAGGTACACTGCTTACCGATCAGGGTGGAACAGGTTTAGCAAGTTATACTGCAGGTGATTTAGTTTATTATGCTTCAGGTACAGCACTGACTAAGTTAGCAGTAGGTACTAATAACTATGTGCTAACTTCTAGTGGATCTGCACCTCAATGGACAGCCAATACAGGTACAGGAAATGTCGTACGTGCTTCTTCTCCAACACTTACTACACCAACTATTGGTGCAGCTACAGCTACAACAGTTAATAATGTAGCATTTACTGCACCTGCTTCAACGGCTACATTGACACTAGGTAGTGGCAAAACGGTCACTGTCAACAATACACTGACGTTATCAGGCACTGACAGTACAACGATGACTTTCCCATCGACTAGCACTACTGTAGCTGGTTTGGGTATAGCGCAGACATTCACTCAAGATCAAACCATTGCAGCTAATTTGACATTGAATGGTCAGGGGGATTTACGATTTGCTGATGGTGATTCATCGAACTGGGTAGCTTTCCAGGCTCC